CCTCAGGTTGCGGGCCGGACAGTGTTGTTCTCAACAATCGAGATCACGTCTCAAAGACATGAGCAGGGTCCATCCAAGGATCATCCTTATACTGCGACAAAATTGGTAGGTCCAATTGTGGACCATCAATATTGAGGGGGCAGCTGTAAGAATACGTCTCGCCAAAATGAATCCAATCCTTAGCACTATTTCGCTCTATGGCGTCATGTGACAAAGGTTGCAAATCATCCAAGCCATCCAGATATCTTTCGATTTCTAGTTGGTCTTCAACAGAAATACCGAACTTACGTTCCATCAATAATCTAGTGTTAATCAAAACTGGGCGACTAATTAGGTCATGTTCATGAGCAATTGCTGATTGATATTCAGCACGTTGCCACATTGACAAATGACCAGCCTGAGCCACTTTTTTGGCACTAGATCTGTATTTCCGTGTGACGCGAAGGCCATATTGCGCTAACGACTGCACAATAGGGCATCCAGGATATTGGTATAAGAAACTTAAGGCTTTGCATCTCAACAACCCAGACAAATTACATTGCCTAGAATTGCGATATCGGGGATCACACCATGCAAAACCAAGGAGAATCTTCATTGGGTTGGCTATATTAATTTTATCCTCCAAATCAAAAATAATACCACAAAAACTTGCAGTACTTAATTCTGTATGGATCTCAATTTTAATTATTAAACCTAACTCAGCGAAGTCCTTAGAGGTGGGAGGTACTCCTATCATTATAAACAGTCCGTCATCGCCTTCGACGACTCCATCAATTCTCGTACACCCTTTCTGTCCACACAGAAAAAGCATAATCATTAAATTGGCAAAACCATTCCCTAATGAAGTGTTCATTTCTCCACTCATCCTCGTAGCCATACATTTGACAATAAAGTCGCGGAATTGGCATAAATTCTTTTCCGCAAGCACCCAATTACACACATCCATGAACCAGGGTCCCATGGGTAGGTATTGTACCATGAATGCATACATAACACACTCACAATTTTTCATTAATTCTTTAGTGAACAATGATTCAAATAAGCTGTAGTCTGTAGCCATGTATATTCCTCCTTCTCT